CTAGGCCGTGATTTTTCCAATCCTCTCCATCAGATATGCCATGATGACATCCAGAGCGCTGGTCCCATATGCATATTTGCCGGGGAAAACCAAACATTCTGACAAAACGGATGTTAACGGAGACACTGAACCATTGCCTGCTCCGCCAATACTCATTTTTTGAGACGGGCTATACGCTGGGATTGTATAGCCCGTCACTTGTCGGCTGGTCACGGCAGACTGATCTGACCGCTGGTATGCAATTGCATAGGATCCAGCAGCCTTGTTAGAGCACATAACTACAGCGCAGAATAAAGATTGCCCCATATTGTTAGGAGTAAATGCCAGATCGGCCTCGATCCCTCCATTCAGAAAAATCGGGAATGAACCTGCTGACGTTGTACGAATGCCGACGCCATGAGGTGTGCTTTCCTGGGTTGCGATAACCGCTCTGTCCTGTGGCGTAGCCGGAAGCGCCCCACCTGGCAGCTGATAGATGAATGCAAAAGTATTGCTGTTTGCGTCCATAACCACCGCCGTATCACCAGCCATGCCGGATGCACCGGAGAAATTAAGCCCCTGCAAAACAGAACCATTCAGCTTTGTGGATGGTTCGAGGGTCTCCAGTGACTTGAAAAGTCCGCCATCTAATCGGTTAGAGATAGCTACTACTTTTGCACCAGACCCCATTTTTAGAAACTCTGTCTTCACTGGTGTCCATACTGATGGGGATAGTTCTGAGATCGCTTTCTCTGCCGCTGTTTGTGAGTACACAGGGAGTAAGGGGTTATTCAGTCCAGTTAGTGTGTAAATCAGTCTCATTTTTTTATCCTCAGAAAACGTTAATCCGAAAAGCGGGGAGCCAGTCGTAGAGGGTTACAGATGTATCGTATACCCACGTGATTCCGGCAGAAGATCTTACACACCCTCGTGCGCCCAAGGTCCTACCAGACGGTTTCACAGTAGCCCCACTCTGGAGTGCATTTTCGACGGTTGCGTAGGAAACCCGTCCAAAACGGCCAGTAGGAGCAGACGCCAGGTTAATCAATACCCCCTTTCCGTCAGAGCTAATCGCGATGCTCGATATAGCAGGTGGAGCACCAGTCTCATCCGTGTAGCTAAAGCCGTAATTGGCCAGACCGGAGGTGTTGATCGTAGTCGTGTCCAGCACCAGGTTCGTATACGCTGGGACATTGATTTGTATCTGCGTTGGTGAGTTCCACACGAAACCGGTCGGAACCATCCCATACCAGCCGCTGGTAAACCATTCCTGGATAATTGCTCTCGCTACAGCAGCACCGCGCCGGTTCTGTCCTGCGCATGTCAGGTGCAGACCGTCTGAAATAAAATCGTACTGGTACAGGGTATTTACGCATCTGAATTGTCCATGATTATGCAATTTGGTAGCAGAAAGTCTCGCATATTGCCCTGTAAATGCGGTGTGCCCATCATTGACATACCCCAGCTGGGTAATGGCGATAATCGGCGGTTCGTTTTGACCCGTTCTTGCGATGATGTCGCTGGTGATTTGTCTCTGGTACTGCCTCATCCGTGATTCATACATTCCTTCTCGTAATCCTGACCAGTCCTCGTCGGACTCTCCCTGCATCCAGTCAACGCAGAGAACAATCGGCAGCCAGCCACGCGCTCTACAGGCCGTTACGCAGTCTTCGATTGAATCGAGCAGATACTGATAAACCTGGTTTCCCCGTTTCTGGTACTCGTAAGCCTGTCCAGACTGAGCACAGACGATTGATAGCGTGCGCGGCATGACGCCGGTAGCTGCAGCCATATCGCGAATGAAGGTGTTCGCGAGGCCGCTTGCGGCCGTTTCTTTATCTGTCCCGCTTACAGCCTCAACCAGCGGCACCAGAGTAGTGCTGCGTGTCCCTGTGCGCCTAACCCCTCCGCTGAGCATGAAAGCGTTATCAGGATATATCGGCGTTGCTGCGACAATGGTTTGATCGGCGTCAGGACAATATCCTCGAGCGTTGGATTGCCCAGCAGTCACAAAGATAAAACATACAGGCACTGTCTCTGAGTAGGGGTACACAGTAGACCCTGACAAATGAAGTCCATACTCAGGGAGCTGGTTGGCATCATCGTCGCCACCACCACCGCCATTTCCGTTATTAACAGCTACCAGGCCACCGTCTGAGTAAATCCAGTGCTTCCCACCAACCGTATAAGCTTCAACGATCTGGTTTGTGGTTGAATCAACCGTCATCCGCCACACTTGTTCACCGCCAATAAACTGCGGTACAGAACTCTCCCGGCCCAGCGCATAAAGTTCTGATTCTTGTTGGGTTAAAAGTTCGTAATATTTTCCGTCAGGACCGATTTGAATTAATCTGCCGCTTGTATTTAAAAATGGAGCCACGCGGGAAGTCTCCGGATCATATGCTGCCAGGGTCACGCTGTCTGGCGATACCTGGTATGCGTAGTCGTCACGAACCATCCGCCGTCCGGTTGGCTGCAGCGTTCCAGCGAGGTTGATATACTCATCGGCCAGAGAGCTTCCGTCCTGACTGCGGACATAGGTTGTTGAACCTGCCGGAATATTCGCGATATCCGCCTGCGCCGCTTCCAGCGTCATATATTGCTTACTGAGAGGGATCAGGTTCTGCCTGATCTCATCGTTTTTCGCCATCATCTGGCGCCAGGTATCGAGTGGTTCACCGCCGCGATCGTTAATCGTTCCGGCCGGACCGTTCACCAGTTCGTCAGCGCGCTTGACGTTATCCAGGAATATTTCAGGCGTCGTCGTTCCCAAAGGCGGGTTAAGTTCGGCCATGTTTTTTGCTCCAAAAAAGGCGTTCGCTCAAACGAGGGTTTGAGCGAAAAGAGTTAATTAGGGGTTGTTATGGGGTATTACGCGACGTCGCCGGGGTATGTGGCGTCGTCGTAGGCATAGAACGATTCGAGGTATTCTTTTGCGGTGACCTGGCAGGTTCCGTCAGACTGCGGCGCGATATCCTCTACAATGGCGTCGTAGACGTGGCGCGTTGAGCCGCAGAACACCAGGCGGATCGGCTCGATGGTTGCCGACGACAGGTCAACCTTCATCGGGTCATCAAACTCGCTCAGGTGCGGGACTGACAGCTGAAAATCGCCCACCCTGCTCGCCACCATCAGCCCGGATGCAGAGCCATCCTGATAGCGGATCAGCGCGCGGGGGTTTTCAAACGACCAGTCCAGCGGCTCCGTGACGGTGAACGTTGTCACGCCACCCGCCGTTGTCATCGCCTCCACCAGACAGGAAATCGTGTTGTTACCCGGAATATTATCTGTGAGCACGATGCGATCGCCCAGGTTGTAGCACAGCGCGTCCAGCTCGGTAGTGGTCTGGAACGTCACCCGCTGCTGCAGGTATTTCATCAGGCGACGCATACCGATCTGGTAGGCGTGATCCTGAGTCAGTACCCCATCAAGTTTGTAGTTCTCGATTTTCACCGGCGTGGGATTGTCCGGCGTCCGGCATTTAACGCTCTCCTCTGCCCAGGTAGTCCCGTTGATGTACGTCACGTCGACACCATCAAAATCATCGTCGGACGGTACGGTAAATCCGCTCTGCAGCTCCTCCACCATCTCATGCGGAGTGATCACGCCAGTCCAGGGCTTAATCCCCTCACGGTTGACCGTCGCCAGGCCATCACTCAGCAGAAAACGTGACTTGCCGGCATTGGCTATCTTCTGCAGCATTTCCAGTGCTGAGATACTGTCTCCGGTAGCAAAATCGAAATTTTCGCCCCGTGGCGTCCAGTACGCGGACTCCAGCGCGTTGATGGTGTCTACATCCATCTCCAGCCCCAGCGAGTTCCCGACATGCAGCAACGCCCCCGAAATGGTTCTGGCCGTTCCTGAGTCGTAGGCCCGCGTGGCCACAACGTTTACGCGACGGTCTGACTGCGCCGCCAGCTTCCCGCCCGTCTCAACGGTCACCGCCATCAGCGACACGCCGGGATAGGATGAAGGGCGCGTCAGGAGTCGCCCGCGCAGCGCCTGCCAGTACATACTGTCTCGCGCGTTGTTTGAGCCCTGCTCATTGCGCCGACGGCAGCGAACCTCTACCAGCCCTGGTGAGCTGAGGGTGACCCGCTCAGTGAAACCTAACCCGTTGACGTTTTTCAGCGCATACTCGCCCTGGTGACTCACCCACCCCGAACCGGAACCGTAGACGCGATACTGAATCTCCCACTCAACGTGGCGAATCCGTTTTTTGCCCTTACTGTCAAAGCCGCAAATACCGTTCGGGAAAGAGAAATTCACCTCGAACATATCCACGGTCTCATTTTCAGGGCAAACCAGGAACGGCCCCAGCCAGCTCAGCGTGTCGTTAAGGCCAGAAGCCTCATAGTCGATCATCGTCCGGGCGGTGAATCCCGGCCATGACTCATCAACTGCACCATTAACCAGGCGCGCCACCGTCGCCGTCGTGCCGTCAGCTGACACAATCCGGTACTCATTCCCGCGGTGAGCAAGTGAAAGCCGTTGCACCCCCTCCGGCATGCCGGAAAAGGCTGTTCCCGTGGCAGAGTTATAGGCGAGTGTCACATTTGCCGTTACTGCCGGGCTGCCGCCGGTTGATGCCGTGCCGGAGGTGTAAACCGGGGCATCACCGAAAGCAGCTGCAGGCAGCGCAGAGGAAGTGATCGCCCCACCCGCGAACGGACTGGCCGACTCGGTTATCAGTATGGTGCCGCCGTTGTCCTGTGCAACCAGGCCAGAGCCAGTGAGTCCCTCGGTGATTGCCGCCAGCAGTCCCGACATCGAGACGTAGTTAGCCACCAGCGACACCGTGTAAGTTGTGCCCTGCCAGGTGATTGTGAACGTGCTGGAGCTGGTCGAAAAATCGTAGGTGGTCGGGGCCGCACTGGCCTGGAGTTTTGCCGCACTCCCCCCGGTGCCGGGCACTGCAGCCTGACCGGGGGTATATGACGCGATAAACAGATCGTAATCGACTGAGTTAAACCCCAGCGTTACCGGCATACCTACTACCGGCGCGATCTCCGTCAGCAGCGGGCTTGCGATAACGCTGTATCCGGCCGCCGTGGTGATCTGGTAGTTCGCCGGGGCTTTCAGTTCGACCACGGCGCCAGCGACCCAGCTGGGCGGCAGTGCGTTATCGTTCTCGTCATTATCGTCATCATCATCCGTATCCAGCCCGGTAAACGTTACGCTCGAACCGGATACGGTCATGCTGTCTGCGATAATGTCGTCTGCGTCCGGCGACGTCTGGGCCATATCCAGCCCGGTGCCGGATGACGTCCCGCCCACTTCGGTGGAGTTGACCCAGTTTTCGCTGCGCTCATCACCGGAAACGCCCGCGCCTGGCGGGTAATGGGTGCTGCTGAATCCCGGTAGCGTTGAAGCTGGCGTACTGCCAACCCTGATATCGCCATTGGTATAAATCAGATCACCGACACCGAGACACAGCAGCATCTGGACGCGCATTTTCGTAGGATCGGCGGCATCAAACCGGGTAACCGGCTGCACGACATAATCCGGATAAATACGCACGCGCCCAAAAACTTCACGAATCGCATCACCCAGTTTCGCGCTGTTTGCTTTAGCGGGGTTCAGGTCGAGGCTTCGACCTGTGGATGACGTATAGCCGCCGGCATCAATGTTACTCATCATGAACAATGAATAAGCCGCAGATGCGACGGCAATGCCCACTCCTATCCAGGCAATTGTCGCGGCCTCAAGCCCGAAAGGCACCGGATAAAGCCTGACATCACTATCAGGGCGAATCACACACTTAGCCCACTCGCCTGGCGGAATTAACAGCCCCTCAACCTCAACGGTCAGCGGTGGGACATCCCGATCCTCGTAGCCTTCAACATTTGCCACCAGCCAGCTGCGAATACTGGTTACACCATGCTCATGCGTTTCGAGTGGTTCACCGGGAAGCCGGGACGGGTAAAAACGAATGGTCATTGCCAGAACTCCACTTTGACAAATCGCCGCTTAAACCGCGGCAACGGCAGAAAGGTGACGTTCGTTCCCGGATTGCATTCCGCCACATGCAGCAGACCATCGATACTGACCACGATCCCTACGTGGGTGACAGTCGACCCGGAATAACAGGCCACCCCGGCCCCTTCGCAGGGTTCGCAGCGCTCAAGGGTAAGCATCATCCTGCGCGCTTCCCGGTCGAGGCCGCCGTCGTCTTTGGTGACCCCTGCAAAATCGGGCCAGACGGGTAAATTCAGGTCGCGGCGTATCTCGTTCACAATGCCGAAACAGTCGAGTTGCGGGTATACGCGCCCGCCCTTCAGCCAGGTGACTGAACGGTATTTATCAGGGTTAAACATTGGGATTCCTTAGCTGATATAACGCAGTCCGGGGAATACAGGGAGCGTGTAGCGGTATCGCGGCCAGGCGGTATCGAGGATATTCATGTAGCCCGCAGTGATCTGCACCTCTGTCGCCGTCCAGGAGCCCGACTTGATTTTCAGCGTATACGGCACTTCCGCAGGGGCCGCTAAATCCGTGGAGATATAACGCCGGTACGTCAGAAATGCAGACAGACGGTTAGCCAGCGCATTGCGGATCGCCGTGGACACAACACCATCGATATTGCACAAGGCAAATTTGAGGTCCTGCGTGCCGTCCGCATTGCGCGCCGGCAGCGCAATGTCTATCGCACAGGCTGAAAACGTTACGGTATCACCGTTCTCCGTCGTTGCCGTGATGTTCTCGTAACCCTGGCACAGATAATGGACGTCAGAACCAATGGTGATCTGCAGCGTCTCAATGATCACCTCCGGCCCGCTGCTGGCGTAGAGGCGTTTAATCTGAGTCATGCTTCGGCCACTCCTTATCCAGCAGTGAGCTGCCGACGATCCATTCCGGGTAATGCCCCCATCCAGACGGCAGCAATGGGCGCTCCCAGAGCTCTACTGGCGCGGTATATCTCCAGTAAAATCCGCCTTCTGGCGAGGGGCCTTTATAAATATCCGTGAAACGACACACGTAATTTTTCAGCCCAACCGGCGTTAATAACGGTATGTTGAACCACGCCGCCCCATCTGATAACTCATCCCGAAACCACGCCTCAAAAGCCTGCGCCTGGGCGTCAGAAAAAATCCACGCCAGATCAGTTTGGGTTGGTGTCGAAGTATAGGAACGCCGCTGTCGTGCCCGGCCAGTTACCATCTGAGTCCGTTTCAGAGGAGATACAGGAGTTAAACCAAAACTCTCTTTAAGCGGTCCAGGCAAGTAAGCGGAGGGGTAATAAAGCGTTGTGGTGATAGCCATCAGCTAATTTTCCTCCCCGAGGTAGTTTTCCCCATCAGAGCCTTATGTAAATCACCCTGACCGCTTGCGACTGAGTTAACCGCCTTCCGGTATCCCCTTTCTGCCCCCTCATCTGCAGCTTTACGGACCAGCGCCAACGTTGCATCGGAAGGGTTACCATTGATGGGGATAGTGATCGTGGGAGAATAAATAGTTCCACCACCGGTTGACTGTGTAGCGACTCTATCCAGCGTGGCATCCAGTTTTGCGCTGGTCGCTGCAGTGGTCACCCGCTCTCCTTTTTGAAGCAACCAGGTACCTGTTTCAGGAACTGCATCTATCCCATCGTGAGCCATACCCACGGCGGCAATGTTCGACACAATACCTGCTGTAGAAGCGGCCACGCTCGCCATCGCCCCAAGGTTGTACGGAAATGGATTGGCAGCAGCCATCGCTATACCTTGTTGAATAGCAATAATTGACTGGGCTATAGCTGCTGCTTTCTGTACGGCGAAGGCAGCTTTATATATGTCTGATTGTTCGCCAAATGCAGTACGAGTCATTTCAACCATTGACCCCAAGCCATCGACAACACTGCTTAACATCAGTTGATTACGGGCTTCATCGAGCCTGTTCATTTCATCCTGGTGTTTTCTCTTTAACTCAAGTTCTCTGGCATCCCATTCCTCGTTTAGATCAGATCGTGCTTGTCGGTTTTGCTCCAGCAAATCAAGTTGGTTCTGATACCATTTTTCCTGTTCTTTCTGCGCATCGTCAACTTTCCTTAATTCGCCAAGTTGACCACTAAACATAGAATCTATGCCTGTAAATTTCGGCATGTCGGCAAAAGAATCTTTAGTGATAGCTTTGGCGGCTTTTTTTACTTCATCCTGGCTGACTCCGGGTATCCCCTGAATATCTTGCAGGACTTTCAAACGCTCTTTCGTAGTTTTAAGGAGTTTTTCCTCTGGAGATAATAACTCTTCCTGTAAATCACGGAATTTTGATAAAGAATTATATTTATCAATTTCAGTAGCTAAACCTTCAAGCCTGATTTGCTGCTCTTTATTTATTCCAACCAAACGGCCTGATGATAAATCAAAGCGTAGCTTTTCAACTTCCGTAGCGTCTTTTGTTTTACCAGTAAGCTGATCTACCAGTGCAATTTGTCTTAAATACGACTGCTCTATTGATTTATAGGCACTTTCAATCCTCTTAGCCGCATTATCAGGCTTTTTAGGTTGTTTCTGGTTACTCTGACCGGGAAGCAGGTTGTTATTTATTAGCAAATCAGAATTTGAAGTTGGTTTAGTAATTACCCCCATATCTGATTGAATAGTGCCAGCTATCGCTGCTAGCCTTTTGTTTTTTTCAAACTCGTACCAGCCGCCAGCTTTAAACCTGTCTGGCACTTCTAGTAAGTTACTGATGAAGTTAGCCGATTCAGAACTTAATTTACCCATCCAGCCAACCAGTTCAGCAACCCCACCAACAAGTTTTGCTAGACCTGAAAGCACCGCAGGATCGGTAAAAACTTCCCTGATGTCATCAAGCCCATGCTGAATTGGTGAGAGGTCAACTTTTGCTAGCCCACTGGCAATTTCTATCTTTAACCCCTGCGCACTGCTCTCTATATCTTGAAAAAACTGATTAACTTTAACCAAGTTATCAATATCTTCCTGCGGCGGAGCTACGCCAAAATCCTTTGATAACTGGATGAATTGCTTTAGCTTTTCGTTGTTGTTGTCGAACAACGGCAGCATTTTTGACAAATCGTTACCCAAACTTTCAAGGATATTAGTTTTCCCTGCCTGAGAAGGAATTTTCTGTAACGCTTCGCTGATAGCTATCAGTTGCTTATCAGGAGCCTGCTGGGCTAGTTTTTCTGCGGAAAGCCCGAGTGTATCCAACGCTTGAGCGGCTTCGCCTGACTTATTCAGTACAGCATCACCAACTTTGTCATTAATATCCTTAAATATGTCTGCAATGTTATCCCCCGTTAAACCTGCTTTTTCGGCAGCAAACTGCCATGAAAGCAAATCCTGAGTAGACATTTTTAGGGATTTAGCCCAACGATCAGTTGCAGTGATATGATCTGAAGTATTTTTTACCAGAGTAATACCAGCAGTACCTATGCCGATAGCAACCGCCGCTGCGCCAGTACCAATTGCGGCCAGAGCGGACCCTACCTCAGCAGCATCTTTCTTAACTTTATCGCGCCATTTTTGTGATGATCTTTCAGCCTTATCCATCCCCTGAACAAAACCGCCCACTTTTGCTATAAGGTCAATTGTTAATGTGCCAAGGGATTTTCCAGACATAAAGTTACCTCCAAAAAAAAAGCCCCATAAAGGGGCCTAGTTACAAAATAACACTATCCCTCAGACATACACTTATTTATTTCAGAGGAAATATTATCTAATGCATTAATCGCCTGATAGCCACCAGCAGCCTTCCAGACACCTATAGGTGCAAACCCAGAATTTGATGCTGCGCCAGTATCTTTTTGCGCTTGCTGTATGTTCGAGAATGTATATTTAATGCCTGTTGCTGATGGTGTAATATCCATCGTAAATTTAACCACTTTTTCCACCATGACAATCCCCGCATCATATTGATAAGATGTAGTTCCATTAGCAACAACTATATCTGATGATGAGGCAGCTGTATTTATAACTTCCCCGCCTTGGATGGTGGTGCTTTTTTCAATGTTATAATAATTCCCTGTATAAGCACCAACAAAGCTTGAAGATGAATCATTTAACTGAACGCCATTATTAGTAACATTCCTTGCAATACATAATTTAACCCGCTCCTTATTAATCTTTCCTGCACTTTCCTTAACATATTTTTTTATGGTCTCATAAGTACCATTGTTTTCATATGTTATTCCTGAGAATGAATTAAGGCGTGTATCCTTTGAATTATCCATCGCAGCACACCCACTTAAAAGAATCGCTGCGCTCAATACTGATACTGTTTTCATATCCTTATCCCTCTATTGAATTCATCATAATCCTACCAAGGGTAATGAGGACAACAAAGGTTGAAAAGAATAATTTTTACTAACTCCAATTTTTCATAGCTTCTTCAAGACTTATAGGGATTGCATGCAAGTGGGGGGCAAAGTCACTAATCTTGAAAAGTGGAGTGCCTGGAGCCTTATTGATGTTCGCAAGGACAGAAGCCACCAGCGAAGCCCCCCACTCGGTACGCATCATGATATTGAGCTGTCCGTACTTCTCACGGTACTTGAGCCAAACCAGAAATTCCCTACGGCTCATCCGTTCCTGAGCCTCTGCGATGGTGCGGCCTCCGATGCCGTTCATGACTAACTCACACCAGAACTCATCCTCACCGGTTAGCTCGTAGTCTTTCCCAGCTCGTTAACCTCCTGAATCGCAACCAGCAAAGCGATAACTATCGGGCCATCGAGCGCGCCACGGTCTTCAGAGGCCGTTCCAAGAATATCGGCTTCAGTAAAAATAGGATTTCCCTCCGCATCACAGATATGGGCAGCAATACGTCCGGCAACTGGGTCGACTTTCCCTTTTGATGCCAGCAAGTCGACTTTCGTGGAGTGGTAACCCACAGGACGGATATAGGCGGTCACCTTGTGCTCTTTCCCGTCTCGGCCTTTCCACTTAATTTCTTTTTCTACGGGACGCCCGGTAAACGCACCGGTTTCTTTTAACGTATCGAGAGTAAGTTGCATTTTAGCTCCTGAAATGAAAAGCCCGGATAACCGGGCATATTAATTACGCTGCGGCCTTCGGCACCCATACGGAAGAGCCAGACCGCTGGATCGTGGCGGAGGTCGTCACAACAGCGTTACCCTGAAAATCAAACGGGAAGTCAGAAACGTAACCCTGGAAAATGAACCAGGTGCGATCCGATGGCAGTACCAGGCCATCAACAGCATCCTCAGCGCCAGAAGCGGCGGCTGTCGGGACACTGGTTCCATCTGACCAGCCAACCGCAAAAGTTAACGGCGTCTGGTCATTCGCTTCAGCGAGGCCATGCAACATAATGTGGCTGGCGTTCGTCGGATCAGCGTTAAGCCCGACGGTTGCGGCCGCAGGCGTTTTAAGCCCCTTTTTGTAGGTTCTGGAATCCCGCTCACTCAGACAGGTATCTTCAATCTGATCGGCAGGGTTGCCGCCGGGGTTGAAACTGGTGATGCATTCAACCTCGCTGACCACGCCAGACTTGAGCACAAAAAATTGCGTGCCTTGCGTTAATACAGACATGTTTTGTCTCCATAAAAGAAAAACCCGCACAAGGCGGGTCAGTTTGGGGTTGTTGGTTATCTGGGCGTTATCCAGTCAACATCGAAGGAATAGCGGTATCGCATTGTTTCAGGATCACGGCTTTGTTCACCCCATCGGGTGATATAGGCCTTGCCCTCAATCGCGTCGCGTAAAGCACGGGCAACGGCGATCACGTCGGTGTCAGTATCACCATAGACATCAACCTGCAGAGAATAGTGATCCGCATCTGGCCGCTGGTTCAGATAATTTTCAGGTGAGCCGCCTATGTTTTGCCAGACGGCATAGGGGTAAACGATATTATCGTCCTGCATGCCGAACGGATAAAGCCGCACGGGATTAGAACCTAACAAATCCCTGACTGCCTGGCTGGCTGCGCAAACTGCAAATATTGGAGCAATCATACCGGAGTTCCTTTTTTAGCCGCCCGTCGCACAGCGCGATCAATGGACTTTTCCAGCTCCACAGCAAAAACGTTGATCACTTCCGTATCGACTCCATTTACAGCGGGGCGAAGTATCGGCTGCGCTGCAGCATGCTCGGTCCCGAGCTCAAGGAAACGCCAGTACCAGGTATCCCCGCCGGGATTACCTTTATCTCCGGCAGTTTTATAACTTTGACCCGCCCTGCCTTTTCGAACGTTAGCCTTTGTATTGGCGTATTGCCTTGCGCCGCCCATCACCCCGACACGAAACGTTGGATCGCCGGTTCTGCGAAACGCCTTGCTGCTGAAGCTGACCACAATATTTTTGTAGATAGTCTCCTTGGTGAGAGGATCATCAACCCGCGCGGCATTAGTGCGTGCTCTGTCCCTGATGACGTTCGCCGCTTTACGCAGCGCTGCACGACCGGATTTATCGCGAGTGACCTGTGAGACGGCATCCAGTTTTCCCAGGACGGAATCGAGGCCGGTCAGGTTTACTTCCACGCCATCAGCCATCGTTAGCCCCCTCTGAACATGGCAGTGTCAGGTATTCCCTGCCGCTCCGAGGGTCAGGTAAAACGCCCTCAATGTTGTAGATGCGGCCACGAAACAGGATCCGATGTTTCCGGGTGACGCCCTCACGGTAACGAATCGTTATCCGGGTGGTAACCTCGCCCTGAGAGGCCTGGGCCGCAATAAACTCACGTGCGGATAAAGCAGCGACTTCGGCCCAAAGGGTTGCGACATCGCGCCAGGTATTAATCACGGCTCCCGTTGTCGTGTTCTGTTCTTTGACGGGTTCCTGCAGGGTGATCCTGTGACGCAATTTTCCGGCCTGCATATCACCCCCTGGGTTTCCCACTCAGATAGGTTTGCTGCTCTGGCGCCTCTTCGAGATCGCCGGCAAGCGACTGGATAATCACATCGGACAGGGCGACGTTAGACTCAGCCAGGCGGTTTATCGCTTCCGTCTGCTCTCGCTGTGCTGCTGTTTGTTCTCTCAGCGCTGCTATCAGCGCGTTTACCAGTTGCTCGTTCATAGGCTATTTTCGTCCACTTTTTTAACCATTCACGCCGACGGAGACACCCTTCACAGGCCATAAATCACCTCAAAGTGGGATATATCGGTAGGGTTCAAGCAACGAAGTGAAGCCGAAGGGGATGCTCATTTTATTTACATCGGAAGCTTCTTCCCTGCTGTTGAACCAATGCCCAACAAGAAGCATCAGCGCCAGGAGGATATCGTCAGCAATTTTTAACCCGTCTGGATCGGTATCTGGCACAGAGTCTTCATGCAGTTTCCGATTAATGAAGTTCTCTGCGCGACGCCGAGCAGCTGTGAAATACAGCGTCAGCAGTTCATCTTCGGTTGCATCGTCAATATCGATCCGACACTGCGCCCGCAACATCTCAATCGTTGTGCTCATGTATTTTCCCTGGCCCACAGCGAACTGCGGGCATAAAAAAACCGCCGGAGCGGTGGAGGTTGAAGCTGATTATTGCCTTAGCCGCCAGATGCCGGTTTACCCACCAGCGCCTTAATCGCGCCGGTATCTTCCAGTACGCAGTCGAAGCGGTGGAAGGCCAGGAAGCCAGTCTGATCGTACTCTGCGTAACGCTCAACCAGCCGTTTCAGCGTCATGTAAGTGACGCGACGAACGATAAAGCGGTTAAAATCGCCGAAGTAGGCAAATTTGGCACCAGCCGCGATATCAGGAATAGCCTGGTCAACGACATACGGCACCTGCAGAACAGTAGCAGGTGCGCCACCGATAATGTTCGGTAACCAGAGCGGGCGGCCCTGTCCATCCTCCATTTCCTCCACCAGCTGCAACGTTGCATCGTTAAAGGCCCAGCGCACCTTTGGACCGTTACGGTATGCCGGGTCGACAGAGTGCTTCAGGGCGTTCAGCTCTTTCCAGGTAAAGGTGGTCGCTGCTGCGGTATTTTTGGTGCCAGTTACCGACGCAGCCAGCCCTTTAGGCTGCAGCGGGGTGCCGGTGCCGGTCCCTAATACCAGATACTTCGCTTCACCACGTCCGATGCGAGTGGCGATACGCGCGGCCAGGAACGCCTCGATATCTACGCCGCTGTCCTGGAGCAGTTCATTGGATACGCGAATGATTTTAGAGGACAGTTTTTTAGCCCCCAGCGTTGCACCGCCGAAAGACACGTCTTCTTCACTGGTTTCAGTGTTTTCGCCCAGCAGTTCACCTTCTTCAGTGGTACCGTCAGAGGTTGCCCAGTCAATGTCCTGGCCGTTGGCGGTATTCAGAATTTGCGCCACACTGGCAATTCCACCGTAATCTTTCAGTGCTTCGACGATCTTATTGCGGAACTGGGTTGGTACGGTGTAACCCCCTTTTTCATCCGGCGTCGTGCCCTGTGCACGCAGCTCCTTTAAAGCCTGGCGTTCTTCAGCGCTCATCTCGCCAAGACCACGGCGCAAAAACGCATTAAACGCCGCAGCACGGCGTTCGTTAGCCTGTGCTTCCGGGTTTGCTGGATCACGATTCTGCTGCTGGCGCTGTTCCGGCTCGTTTTCGTGGATATAGTCCTGATCCTGGCGGCGCAGTTCCTCTTCGCGTGCAATACGCTCATCAAGGGCGTCAAGCTCCGATTTTGCAGCGTTCCACTGAGTACGCTGCTCATCGGTCCAGGGTGTATCACCAATTTTGTCATGCAGGGCACGCATATCTTTGGCGATGATGTTACGTTTTTGCTTCATTTCATGCAGTTTCATGATTTTTCCTTACGCGTTAAGAAGGGTCAGCAGGCGCTCACGCGCCATTCGTTGATTAATGGCGTTCTTTAGCGCACCGCTGTCGCGCGCCTCCTGCCAGGCTTTCATCGATCGGACGCCGGAGTCGGCCTCCTGATATGCGGGATAAGTCACCGGACTGACATCAAACAGCCGGGAAAACTTCGATATTTCACGAATAACGATCCCTTCATCGTCCTGGTACCAATTTTCACCGTCATGGGATACCCGGAAGGCAAAAGATGACTGGTTAATGTCACCGCGCATCATCGGCGCCAGCACCAGATCGCGGATAGTTTGCGTATCCGGAGCTGTAATGTCGTAACGCAGGCCGCGCTCATCGACAGACAGGGATAGCGTCCCGGCAGCGCTCCGTCCGAGAATAAAGTTGGGGTCATGGTTAAACAGCCCGCGAACATCATCATTCAGCACATCGTCAAATGCTCCGGGCTTGATGATTTCACGGAATCCCCACAGGGGTTCAGAACGGCTGTTGAACACCGAGCCATAGCCCAGAATGCGGGTAGGTTCATCGGTGCGTTGCTCGGCTCTGACCTCCCCGCTGTAACAGCGCGTTTCACGGTCATTCATTGGGCTTTTCCTCGTCGGTTTTAGGTGCCTTAAAATCGTCTGCGGGGTTCGCGGCGTTAACGCTCACCAGCATTTCATCCAGGCCATCTACCGGATTCATGTCTTCGAAGGCTCGCGCTTCATTGCGGCTCATCCAGCCATCAGTGATCGCAAAGTGGTAGAACTGAGCACGTTCCTGCGGGGTCCCGCGTAGCAGGCCTGTCAGGTTAAACCTGACGTAATATCCGGCGGCCAGTTCAGCACGGGTGAACAGACGGCGATTGAGTTCCTGTTCCCAGTTCGTTACCCACGGCATGATCGTGTAGCGGACAAACTGAATGGCCTGCTGCGTAATATTTGAGAAAGTGGCTTTTTCGAGATCGTTAATCATGTGCGCCGGTACATTAAATATCCCGGCAATCATCGACCGATTCAGCTTCGACATATCAATGATCTGGGCATCAACCGGGGAAACGGTGAGCGCTTTGTAATCCAGCTCTGCCGGGAGAAGCATTGTTTTATTCTCCTGGCTGCGCAAAGCAGCTGTAGCTTTTTGCCACATGCTTTTTAAACGCCCCCAGCTTTCTTCATTCAGCTGGCTTTTCACCGAAATAATGCCAGCGGGTCGCGCATTACCGTTGAAGAATGAACTGGTATAAGCCTGCCCACTCATCCCCATTCCTATCGTCTCGGCATGCTGCATAATTGGGCTAAGCCCCATTTTCTGGTTGTTACCCAGCGCCCGGATATGCACCATATCGTCGGGATTGACGGCAAACGCCCCCTCTTCGTTGTAAACGCCATAGGTATACCGACCACCCGTGTTAAGCAGTGTCGTTTCCCAGGGCATGCAGCATTCCAGCCCGGAAACTTCACCACGACGGGAACGCTTCACCCAGGTGTAACCATTCCCCCAGCCCAAAATATGACGCTGTTTTAGCTCACGCCACTTATAGCTGGTCTGCCACATATTCGGCTCATCGTGAACCAGGTAAAACACAGGGTGATCGCGGGCAGCTTCAACCTTGTTATTGGTTTTCCGCATAACATGCAGTGGCATCTGAGCGATATTCGAAGAGATAACGTAAATACAGGCATACACCGCAGCCAGCTTCATCGCCGTTTGCGGGCTGACAAATACGTCCTGGGCAAACACGTTATCTGTTTCTGCCGACTCACTCGTGATCGGCGTAGCCGGGTTTTCCAGTGGTTCACTGCGAAAAAGAGCATCAAGCAGCATTATTCCCCCTCATTGCCGCTAACAGCGCATAAATGAGTAGCAGGGTTCCCGACATCATCAGAGACATCGCCAGCCCGAACTGGAGATACACGCCAGCAGCAAGCGAACCGAACCCGGTAAGCCCGATAGCATCAGTGATTAAAGTTTTCATAGAAGTAAAAGGTCTTCGTCAGGGTCGATAGTGGACAGGAAGTCAACTTCACCACCACCGTTAACAAGCAGGCGACTCATCGCAATAAACATCGCGACAGGGCCGTCAATTTTGTTTTCTGGGGTGGCCTTGTTGGGGAAAATATTCTCGTTTTTGTCTGGTTTGACGGTGACGTTTGACATCATCCAGGTCATTACCGGATTACCGTCGTGATGAAAACGCCCGGCGTAAATCTTGGCCTCGACTTCCTTCATCGCTTCTGACAGGTTTTTCACCGTCTGAGGGACTTCAACAATCGGTATTCCTTCAGCTGCTACCGACAAAGCAAACTGAGTGGCACTCCAGGGGTCGTACGCGAATTCATTCAGTGATTCACCGCGTGCCCACTCGATCGTTTCCTCTTTAATCACGGCATGGTCAATAACATCCCCATCAGTAAATTCCAGATATCCCGCTTGATTCCATTTGCGGTAAAGTTCCGCCTGCTGTTTTGTGCAGGCTTCCAGCCGTCCCTCAGGTATCCAGAATCGGGAACGCGCGTAAACATCACCATTTGGGGCAAGCCATACTTTAACCGCGGCTGAAATATCAATTTTGTTGGAAAGATCAACGCCGAGCCACATTGACCAGCTGGCCGTAGTTGAGTCATCCCAGGTATCGCGGCATTTTTCCCAGCGCGACATATCCATCCACGCTTTTTCACCCTGCACCCAGATATTGAGATGCTTGGTAAAAAATCCGACCCGCGCTGCCACCTGCTCTTTCGCCTTTTTAGCCAGGCGACGCATATCGTCCCATCGCTTACAAACACCCAGACCGGGATTTGCTTTCGGCCAGTTTGCCTCGTCGAAAGGATCGTCACCCTCATCCAGGGTATAAATCAGTGCGAAATAGCTATCATCTTTCGGTGATAGAGGGTCCGGGTTGTCAAAATTTTTCAGCAACTTAATGGCATAATCACGCTGCTCGTAACAAATACCCTCTTTATTAAATCCCGCAGTAGTGATCGCGAAGATAAGAGACTGTAGTCGGGCGCCGGTTGCCGTTTCGAGAACTTCCCAGACATCTCGGGTTTTATGCGCATGGAGCTCATCAACAATCCCGCAGTGAATATTCAGACCGTCGAGGTTGTTCGCATCACTGGCTACAGGTTCAAACTTAGAGCCTGTCCGCTCCTGGTGAATATTCAGCTTATTGCTGCCAAATAACCGCCCCAGAGTTTTCGGGGCCAGCTTAATCATGCGTTTGGCATCATCAAACACAATGCGGGCCTGATCCCGGGTGGTTGCAGCGGAATAAACCTCAGCGCCGCCCTCACCATCAGCGCCAGCCATATAAAGGCCGATTCCAGATGAAAGCGTTGATTTTGCATTCTTACGGGCTACTTCGTCATAAGCGGTACGAAACCGCCGTACAAACATGGGTTCGCCGTCGTCATCCAGAACTCCTTCACACGTAATTTCATCTATCAGCGGGACGACAAACCCAAAAAGATTTATCAGGATAAAAACGTGCCAGTCCATCAGCTCGATCGGCTTGCCGGTCAAATGCCCCTTCACGTGGGGAACAAAGTTATAGAAATCGAGAACGTGCTGGGCGCGGCCTTCATCAAAATAAACACCGCGCGCCGGGCCGTGTTCTAAATCATGAAAGAACCGCTGGCACGCAAGACGCACCAGCTCGCCAGCAACGATATCGCCAGATACCACGCGCTCGGCGTAGCGAAATCCATCTGCAACGGTTGCCATTCATCATTTGCGCTTTTTAAGAAATTCTTCCAGTGGGTCGGCTTCTGCCGGGACTTTTGCACCAACCTTTGATCGGCTGGCAGGTGTCATGCCGAATTCGCTCAGCATCGCTCTGATCCGTTTCCACGCGTCAGCCTTCATGACTGCTGCAGGGTGCGGTTTTATCATTCTGATTTCCCGCTCCCCTCCTTCATCTGAATCATCTTCGCTGTAGACGGCATAGGTGTAACCTTCACGATCAAGAGTGTCGCAGTGATGCCGGTATTCAACATAGGCTTCGATCAACAACTCCAGCGCTTTAGCATCCAGCGTGGTCAACACGCCGACGGCATCAAGTTCCTCACCAATACGCTTGAACCAGTACTTACCCTGTTTATCGAAATGTTTCGGTATTGGGGGGACCCCTGACGGGGGTTTTGGCTCGTTCTTATTGATCGGGCGTTTGGATGGGTTCCCCTTCACTAAAGCCAGATGTGTCGGGGTTTTCGGTGGTCCTGGCATAATCGAAAACTCCTATTAATCATTGGATGGGGGACCCCAAAAAAAGTTTTCTAACCTGCGGCGGTGTGAAAAAAGGTTAGGCGGCGGTCCTTTTGGCCTTTGCCGTCAGGGATTTGACCCCGCCCCCTCTGCCTCGCCTCAAATGAGAATCGATATCACTTTATGCGTTCGCGCCCGGTTTTCGTTCGATGGCAAGGCCAGCACAGGCTTTCGAGGTTCGAATCGTCATCGGTACCCCCATGAGCCTTGGCCTTGATGTGGTCAACCGTCTTTGCTGCGACAGCTCGCCCGCTGCGAAGGCAGTTCTGGCATAAATGGTTGTCGCGTTTCAGGATGCGCGCACGCCTGATATCCCACTGGCTACCGTAGCCACGCTCGTGGCGACTCTTTCCCTGTTGATGCTGTTGCCAGCCTTCGTTGCGGTGCTTCTCGCAGTAGCCTAAGCGGTCTGTGGTAGTTCCAGGACATCCACGCTTACGGCAGGCGCGGGGTATTAGCGCGGGCATCGCTCTATCCTCACCTGACCTAACAGCTTCTGGCGCTTAATCTCGCCATTCTCGGCTATGAGGTTGCCAAGACAGTCGAGCGTAGCAGCGATAACTTCGCCCTTCTGATCATCGGCGGTAAAAACGTACTTGACCTCGACACCGTTGAGGTACACCGTTATGCGTTCACGGCTAGGCCATATACGTTCACCAGGGTCGTTACTGAGAACAGTCAGGCGCATAAAACCTCCAAAAAAAAGACCTCGGGATTCGAGGTCTAAATGATTTCAACTTACAATTATTTTAAGTTATCAAGATAATTGATAAGCATGTCGAGATTTACACGGTCTTGCCCATCCGAGTACCAAGTATTTGGCTTGGGTTGATTTGCCTTAAATAAATCCTCAACATTTACGTTTAAGTCTATTAACTTAAAACTATTGCTATCCTTTTGATATATCGACTTAATGATCTGACAACTACCCTCCGGGATCTTCTTTAAATGTCCTAATTCCTGATCTTGAGAATATATTTCGTACTTAATAGTTGCACCGTCAGATGATACAGATAAAAAAGAATGTACAAGATGCTTCATTTCTCTTACCTCACAAAAGGTGTGAGTAAGTAATTTATCATTATCACAGGCACTCAGTGAATGCCTGCTGTAATACAGTCTATAACCTGACCAAATGTTTCCAGGATGCCTATCCATAGAACCACCCAACGGTACCCACAGCGGCAGCGATCACCAGACAAGCAATTGCCGTTTTAGGCATTAACACACCGTAAAATGCAGAGGACAATCCCAGGAATAAAACCATTAGCACTGGCCACATACTAAGCAACAGGAAAAAGTAGCCATCTATATCGTTGCGAAACGTCACATTCACTCCAAAACCATTACCCGGACTTTCCATAGTTTGGTTGCTTCGTTGCATGACATCATACAACTGCCCCTTATACAGGAGCTTTAACATTATCACAGGCACTACGTGAATGCCTGCTGTAATGCCTTAACTGGCCTGCTCAGCCGCGGTATCAAACAGCGCTAACGCTTCCGCCGACTCCTGAACCGCTTTGATGGTCCGCGCCACAACTTCTGATTCAGTTGTCACGCGGTTGTACTGCTGGATGAACAGCTGATATTTGAGCTGGCTATCCTGAACGAACGCAATAGCCTCTTTTGCAGCTGCTGTGTCGTAGTTCAGGGTGGAGAGCAGATTTAGTCGAATCTGTTCTGCTGGTGTGATCTCTGCCATGTCTTACCTCTGTGCGATGTGGGGAGCATTATCGAAGCCACTCGGTGAATGGCTCCTGTAAAGCTATAGCTGCGGTGCTCCATTATTAGGAATACCCCGCTACGCTTGTTATATCCGAAATGTTACCTAAACTAACTTATGACTTTGCTCTGCCATGACAAAGTCTGCCGTTCTACCCGTGAGCTCATGGATGAGCCACTCTCAAGCCTTCCTGGCTCTCATTTTTATTCTCACCCAGTAGAAAATACACCAGCTACGTGGCTACAATCCGTCATTGGCTGGCTGTTCAGCACCCCGTAGTTTTGGGATTTCCTCCACGGGGTTTTTTATCAGGCTTTAACCCGATTTTTCGGTTTAGCATTATCGAAGCCCCTAGCTCAGGAGCTTCTGTAATGCCTACTGCTGGACCCTGTGTTCGTAACGGGAAATGGTCTTGCCGTTTGCGTTCATCACATAGGCAACCTCTCCCTGCTTCAGGAATGCGTTCTGGTCCATTCCCGATACGGCAATACTCTGCTGGTTGGGGTTGAAACCAACGCTCAGGCCGCTATGGATTTCTTCGCCACCATCTGGTGACATCACTTTTACTGTTAACATGCTTCTTCTCCTGCTTCTGGTAATAAAAAGCCCCGCTACTGCGAGGCGTCACGTGTATCTGTTGCCACATGGTGGCAGTCGTCATCTCTGCCTGATACTGTTAAATCGCCAAACCAAACAGAACAGGTATGAAACTATGAATGACCATATTTATGAAACCCACGCCCGGATAACAGCTCTAAGAAGCATCATTGCTTTTATCATTCACACCCTGCCTGAAGAACAAAAAGGCCCTCTGCTTCGTGCAATAGAAATCATTTCAGAAGAAAAATTGATGGATAATTTCGATTTTTCTCATACGAGCGATGTTACTTCGGAAACCATAGAAAAAATGAATGCTGCTTATGCGAATGTTTTTAAAGAGGTACTTAATTTCTCTTCACAGGACGTAGAGCCTGAGCAAAAAAAATACCTGCAATAGCTTTAGCCTTATTATCCATAAAGGCCAGCACCTTCTTGTCTGGCCCTTTCTCAAGTTTGCTCAGTCGAAACTCAATATTCTTTGCCTTGGTCATCGCGTAACCCTGCCGGTTGGTTGCGGGCAGTTAGCCTGCACTGCTTTGTTGTGCGCCAGGATGTCGCGCTTGGTCTGCTTATCCAGCACATCAATATCGTGGTCAGTCAGGTAGATAATGCGAACCCAACTGCAGGCCGTATCAACGACTACCGGGGCGGGTAAACTTTTCGCGCAGCTCCCGATCAACATCGTCATCAGGCATATGGCTAACAGTCTGCTGTACATCACTGGCCCCTTTCATGACTTCCGCCTTACGTTCTGCCGCGGCGACGGTGGCGGCGGCGTTCTCTTCGGTACGCTGTTGATCGGCTTTGGCTTCTGCCTTACTGGTCCCGCGAGCGTGGCCAATACCGAACGCGCCAGCGATAACCGCCAGCAAAGCAGTTGCCAGACCAATAATCATTTCAATGCCCATAGTGACCTCATACCAGTACAGATTTAGCCAGGTTAAACAGCGCTCGGCGTTTATCCAGACCGTTTCGACCACCGTTAATAAGCAGCGTTACACGCTCCACGTCGCCGGAATGAAGCAGGCAACCGTGGGAAACATAAAACCATGCGGCTGAACGCGCTGCGTAATCATCTCGCTCCAGCAGCTCAGGCTGGGTGACAAGTTCAAGCTTCAGCGCCAATCCGCAGCTGCGATAGTTGCTCAGGCCCGTGACTTGTTTCAGACCGCGACCACGATATTTCCAGCCATCACCGGCAACCTGATTACCGAGATTCTTTTTGCCCCACTCGCCCCCATACACCAGATTCGCGATTGCTCGCTGATTAGCTGGCTGCGTTGCCGTTCTGCCGAGTGCGGCGGCCTGCTGGGCGGTGATACGGTGTTTACCGAACGTAGGCACAAGGCTATCTGCTGCATAGTTCAGATTTTCCACCAGCCGGGTAAAGCCTCCGGACTCATGTCCCATCTGGGCAATGAACATTGCCTGATCGAGTGGAGCAGTGATGCCAAACTCTTTCATCGCGGCTGCAATATGCGGAAACCAGCGCACAGCTAACCCGGCGCTGATGCCAGCCGCCTTTTGAAATTGTGATTGATTCATTAGTGCCTCAGTGCATCAACCAGACGCGCTATATTCCCCCTGAACCAGAGAACTGCGCCGCAGATAAGAATGTTTGCCAGTACCACCAGCCAGTGGGATGACTCGTACAAGCCAAACAGGAAACGGAAAGGGATGCTGGCATAAACCAGCACAGTGAAGTAAGCCATCAGCGATATCATGGGGCGGTGTCTTGACCCGTCGCGCCGATAGAACATCAACGCCCCAACAATTACAGCGCATATCACCGCATTGACGATTGCGCTCGGATCACTTGTTACCATTGCTTGTCCCTCCTCCACGTAAGCGAGAGAGAATCCCAAACAGGCTACCCAGATCCTGACTGTTAACGAACGTCAGCAATTTAATGGCTATGGCTGCAACGATTACAGCACCGAGTGCATCAAGCGGCCTGTCACTGTACCCCGTCCACTTTGAGAAGTAAGACCCCAGCAGAGGAGCACCAATCACACCGAAGATGAATGAAGTTATGAAGTAGCCCACCAGCTTTAGGCGGCTGATATTTACTGCCGTAGCGACATAGAACACTGCCCCAGCGAACGCACCAAATACCACGCCATAATCAATGCCAGTTGCAAGGCCGAACATACTGGCCCCCATCAGCCCGCCAGCAGCTACCGTTGTGCCAGAAACAGGATCGGACATTTAGCCCCCTCTTATTGCTGTGAGTCCTCTCAGAATTGAGGGGAAAAAGAAAAGGCCGCGCATAAGCGCAGCCTCAAATGATTTGTACCTCAGCTTTCCGAGGCGCCTTATTCATGGCGAAAAAAAGCCCGCTCAGAGGAACGGGCAGAAATGTAGGCAATACTGATTCTGTACCGGATCGAGACGCACCTAATAGTCCGAGCTACCGATTTACCAGGAGAGCGCTCATTTTTCCGTTACTACCTTTTAAACATAGCTGGAGAAGCCGAAACGACAACCCCACTACCAAATAGCTTAGTGGCATTGCGTGGTGCCGGGTGCCTCCCGGTGAGCATGCCCCAGTCGGCATGGCCCGCGCTGCATTTACAGGTTCTGTAACTGACTGGTCGCCCCTCCGCATAGGGGGATTCACCACGCCAGAAATTTAACATTCAGTCTTTCAGGTTTCAATACTCTGCTTGTCTGAGGTATCGCCCAGCCTGATGTTATCAGCGTGTAGCGGCTTGTTTTTCTCTTTGATAAAATTGATTCGCAAATGATTAAAACATCAACTGGTGAAAATATGAGTAAGTACTCAGACCTTTTACAGGTAATCAAGTCACGGGTTTGCCAAAATAACAACTTCCCCCAAACATTACTGGCAGACTCACACAGTTACAGAGCCAGGCAGGTTTGGTACCGAATAGGACAAATATTCACTCTTGAATGTATTCTCGATGAGTACAGGAAACATTTTTCATCGGATTATTATTATCTTGATAACGATAAGGCTCTTCATCACCTTATCTTCGAAATGACCAAGTGGAAACCTGAAGAGATTAGAAGACTCTCGCTAAACGACTGTCTCTTTATCATTGCCAGTCAACTAAAGCCCAGTTATATGTCAGAAGATGCTGCCGCTGTCCTGGCGTCACTCAATCTGCCGACTGGCCACTATCCTGTTGAGGATTTTCCACAAGAGGACTGGGATCCCAGGGAAAACTCAGCATTCCTTCAAAGCTACCAGTAGCGACTCGCCCAATCTCCGCAGAGATCTGACTTAGCCGCTCCTCAAGAGCGGCTTTTTCTGCTATCAGACGGTTGAAGTGGGCAAGATAGATTTTCTGTTGTCCAAGCCAGTCTTCAAGCTGTTGAGTGGTCATGCCCGGGTTAAAAAAATATGGCTGCTGCATCGCTTCCCCCAGAAAAGCAAAACCCCGCCGGTTGGCAGGGTTCAGAATCAGTTTCATTTGGATGTACGTATCCATGATTAGAAGAATACAGGACAATTTTATGCAAAGTCAACTCTATCGTGCAAAAATTTGCCGCCATCTGTTTCGATCACATCAATAAATGGTCGCCTTCTCAAATTCAGCCGCTGCCTGTCTCTCTCCTTTGTGAAGCATATCCACCAGCCCTTCATAGAACGGCTTCCAGTTGCGTGACCACGAAGACTGATGGAGATCCGGGAGACGCTTCAGAATGGCGCGGTGTACCGTCGCAGAGGGTACAACAGAGAAGCCATTACCAGAGCAGCGTTCACATGTTTTGAAAACCGGTGCGCCAAGTTCTTTGGTCGCTTTGCGATCTAACACCTCCCCTTTACCACCACACCTGCATCGCGCATGGATCACTTTCTTTCCTCCGCACACTCCACAGACCCTTTTCACCAGTTCATTTCTAATCTTTGGGGCCTTCACTTCGACACCGTCAGCATCGAAAATACCGGGGTGCTTAATTACATCTTCATGGCGGGAAATAAAGCCGGTACCGCTGCAGCTTTGACACGTTGCTCTGGTGGCCGCCGAACGTGAGTATTCCGCAAAGGCAAATTGCGCCAGCGTCAACATGCAGGCGGCGAGCTTGTCACCAGCGGCTTTGCGGACATTTTTAGGAGCGTTTTTGATGGCAAACTGCGCCAGCGCCTGAATTGCAAGCTGTTCGTCCGTTTTGCTGATACCAGCCTTTCCGAGGAAAGCGGCAAGGCCGAAGCGCGCACGACTGCTGGTGGTACCGATGGCCGCCATAACATCTGTTCCGGTCAGTCGATTTGGAGATGTGCTTTTCACGTCGTCGCTAATATGCATGCCCTGAGGGCTAAAATGCTTTAACGATGCTTCAAGTTTCATGCAGCCACCTTTTTGTAAAATACCTGCTCACGAACCTGATCACCATTCATGAGCATGTCGTTAAAATCACCGTTATCGGGCCAGCGGATGCTGACTTTTACCAGGTCGTTTTTCGCCAGCAGGTTTGCGTGGGCGCACTCGAACGCCGCGGCATGTCCAGTTGCAGAGTGCTTGTCCATGTCGGCAAAAATAATCAGATGCTTCACACCCGCTGGTACCCGGAATTTCTTCATAAACCCGCTGTTGATTACCGCCCAGGTATTGACGCCATAAACCTGATAACAGGAGAGTGCTGTTTCGATACCTTCGGCGATGCCGATCGTCGTTGATACCGGAAACATGCGAATGGCCACAGAGCGGGCGTGATCCAGATAGCTGTCCTCTTGAAGCGACTTAAGACGTTTGGCGCTATCAATATCTGCCTTCCTGTCGCCGTCCAGCAGCGTCTGGTGCAGGTAACAAAGCTCAGCTTTGTCATCGGTAGCCAGGGCATACAGCGCTTGATAAACGCGCCCCGCATGGCGTTGGCGGTCACAAAAACGGATGCCTTCTGCCGGCAGGCGGCTTATCCCACGTTGCAGAAGGTAACCAGCCGCGCTAGTACCCCGTAAATCGAGCAACTTTGAAAACTTACTAATGACTCGCTGGCGCTGCCGCGCCGCCGAACTGTTAGCAGGCACGTTGATGCGCTGATAGTTATTCCCGATGAGCTGGTCCACTTCTGCGCAAATGGCGGAAAAGCTTTTTGACTGGGTCAGGGTCAGCAGCTTCATGCCGTCGCCGCTACCACATACACAAATCCATGTACCCTGACCATCACGGTCATCTACGCGGAACTTCCCCCTCGCCTTACATACCGGACACTCGCCCTTGTAATGGTGTTTCCCGGTGAAAGGAGGTAAGCCGTAATATTCAAAGATTTCAGCCCACCGGCCTTTTGCAGCTTCTGCTGTTTTCATATCACTGACTCACTCTGTTTACGTTTTCCTGAAACTTTCGTTTTGCTTCGATAATTAATTGCCCGTCGCTGCCCTCAGGAGGCTCATATTTGATACTGGCGCTCGGAGGTGGAAATAGATCCTGGTCAGGTTTCTTCCCCATCTGCTGCAGGCGTTCGCGGCGTTTAGCAAATTTGATAAGTTTGTGTTTGATGTGATTGCTGACCTCCGGTGTGATCTCCATTGGAAAGTCGCTTAAGCCGTTGGGCCATTCGCCGAATTTCTCCTGAAAGGTATGAGCACACCAGCCATCGCTGACAGGTTTCCCCTGCGCCGCACGATGACGCTGGTAAAACTT